GGATCTGGAACTCCTCCACAACCGAGGACTGACGGTGACGGGCACGATGAACCTGATCGTAAGGAAGGTTGGCGTATAAATACTCCACCTATCGCACTAGATGAAGGTCATACGTTCTCAGAACTCGAAGGTCGTGGATACCTTACTGCTGCAATGGATCGTTTGAGTAAGGACAACGAATCTGAGTTAATTGAGCGTATAGAGAATCTACTTGCTAACGGTCCTGCTACTTTTTCGATGAATGAGATGACTTCGCTTATAAATGAAGTCCGTTCTCGTTTCCGTAATGGTGCTGACTCAAATAGCCCGAAAGGGGGTTATGAAGTGGGTGAGCTTACTGAGAAGGATCTCCGTGAGCTTCGTAACGTTCTTGACGTTGATGACGATGCAAAAATCGTTGAAACTGTCAAAGTCAAGTTCGGTGAACTAAGTGCTCTACGTGATGCTGTTGCTGCATCTGAGCAGGAGAAGCACTTTGCTGAACAGTATCCGCAGTATTGGGAAGAGCACAACAAGCTTATGGAACGTGATCGCACCAATTCTGCAAAGGTCTTTTCTGAGTCCGTTTCCCGTATTCGTAAGGCTGAGGGTTATGGCCTTAAGGATACGCGAATGGGTCTTAGTGTAGCGGCCCTTGAAAAGGTCGTTGACACGCATAAGAAGTTTGCAGAAGGTACTGCCACGATCGAGGATTTTGAGGCTTGCCTCAAGTCCATCGTTCAGGGTGGTATTGTCGAATTTGGTGAGATCGGTTCTTCGTCAGAGGAAGCACTTCCTGACGTTGATACGAATACTGCTGTTGGTCTTGCTGGTGCTAGGAAGCTATTTGCAGAAGTTGTTTCTCGTGTTCAGAAGGAAAATCCGGAGCTTGATTATTTGGGTGCTGTTGCAGAAGCTAGTAAAAAGCATCCTGATCTTGCACAGTCCTACAGCCTTACTCTACCTGCGTAGAGGTGGTGAATTAATCAATGGCATACGGTAATTACGTACTCGATAAGGGTTACGACGCTGCTGCTGCTCTAACCAAGTTCCGTGCTGTTAAGCTTACTGCTGCGGAAGAAGTTGGTCCGGTTACTTCTAACTCGGATCGCGTTCATGGTTGGGCGCAGTTCAGTGTTTCTACTGCTGAAGTTGCCAAGGGTAAAGGTGCAAGTATTCGTCTGGAAGGTATCACGGAAGCTGAAGCTGCCGGAGCTATTGCAATTGGTGCTGAGTGCCAGCTAGAAGCTGACGGTCGTGTCTCTACTGCTGTCGGTGCTTCAGGTAAGCGTATTGTAGGTCGCTGTACTGGTCATGCTGCTGCTAATGCTGGTGATCGTATTGCGATGCTCATTGATCCCAACGGCGGCGTTGCTTAGGAAGGTGGTGAAAAACACTAATGTATGATCCTGGTACCCTTTATTCCGATCCTATCCTGACTAACTTCTCAGTTGGTTATAAGGATCAGGCTCTATATGGTGAACGCATCTTCCCGGTAACGCCTGTCAACACTCCATCTGGCCGCTATCGTGTTTTCGATAGAAGTAACTGGTTAATCTTCGAGTCACGTCGTGAGCCTGGTACCGTCGCTAACGAGATTAGCGGGGGTAAGTGGAGTGAGGATACGTTCTCCACACAGGAACAATCTCTACAGGTTCCGATTTTCGATGAAGAGCGTCAGCAGCTTAGCTCGCAGGGTGGACTTGCGAATTCTACGTTTGGTGGCGCACTTCAGCTTAACCCTGAACTTGATGCAACTGCGCTAGCAACTCGTGGTCTGCTCCTTCGCCATGAACTTGCAGTGGCTACTCTAGTTCGTGATGCTGCTCAGTATCCTGTTGCTAACACTGTAACACTTGCAGGTGCTCAGCAGTGGAACGATTACACCAACGGTACTTCCTCCACGTCTAACCCTGTCGCTGATGTTATGACGGGTATGCGTGCTGTGTATGCTGCCACTGGTCGCTATCCTAACACGATGGTCGTTCCTGCTCTCGGTATGTCATATATCGAGAATCATCCTCGCATTATTGATCGTTTCAAGAACTTCACGCTTACTCTTGAGGATGCGTTCCAGCGCCTTACTGGTTTCACTGGTACAATTCTTGCTGTTGACTCGATGTACAATACTGCCAATAACATTGATTCTACTCCTGATGTTCAGTCATTCTGGGGCAAAGATGTTTGGCTCGGTATTGTCGATCAGGTCATTGGACTTAATCAGTTCACGTTCGGCAAGACTTTTGCTCAGGTGTATCCAGATGGTTCTACGCGCCCGACTGACCGTTGGCGTGAAGAGCCTCGCAAGGCAGACCTAGTTCGTGTTTCTTACAAGTACGATCTTAAGATCACGTCCTCGGGTGCTGGCTACCTGATTAAGAACGCATTTGCTAACTCAGCCTTCTAACGGGTGATGGTCTAAAATATGGCCGAAAAAACTTATTATGCTTGGAGTAGGTTTAGAACCAAGCTAAACGAGTGGGGCCAGACCGAAGAAGAAGTTATGCCTGGTGATAAAGTCACTCAAGAAAAGTTAGGCGTGGGTGATGAAGATTGGCAGGCATTTATCGACGGTGGTGCTATCAGGGAGGACGAATATCCTAGCAATCTTCCGCCAGGTGTTTCTCCCGCACAGGCTCCTAAACCCAAAGTAGAAGAACAGGCTTCAGTCAAGGAACTTAGACTTAATCCTGGTGGCGGTGCAAGTGCTACTCCTACACCTACTCCTACTGCTCCACAGCCGCAGGCACCTGCAAGTACGCCTGCACCCGCAACAGAGGGTAAGAAGTAATTATGCCTTTTGCGAGTAACTCTGATATTCAGACGTGGTTTGGTGACGACAAGATCACTGTCAGTGACGCTTTATCCTTTAAAGCGAAAATTGAAGCAGACCGTCTCATCAGAGGTCAACTTGCTGGCGTATTTACAGCCCTGACGATTAGTTCATGGACGAGTCCAGGCAATACTCCTGAGTTAATCAGGAGTATTGCCGGTCGTCTTGCCGCTGCATACATTTATGAAGCAATCTACTCAGAAGAACAAACAGCGTTACCTGAATATGCACAAAAGCTTTATAATGATGCAATCCAAATGTTGCAAGACATTAAGACAGGAAACCTCATTGTTGTCGGCGCGGATAACAACCCGATAGAAGAATCAGCAGGTGGTTTTCTATCTTTCTGGCCTGACGATACAACCTCTCCAAAATTCACTATGGATATGGAGTTCTCGTGATTATTGCAGACCATACAGTCCTAGCTTGGCCGGACTTCGTAATAATTGCGGCAATCGTCATTATCTGTATTTACATAAGTACGCGTCTACCGAAATAGTTAGGTAAAATAATTTGCCGGGCCGTCGGGTTGTCATAGCAGACACAGGGTACTCGCTCATAACAGCAGAGTGGGTACCCGATCCTGGTATGGAAGCTCAAGCACTTTTGCGTCTATCCGATGCAATTGAGGATTGGCGCTCTCCTATGGAAGAAGTCCGTACTATTACTCGCCAGAGTATTAGACGGAGATTCGACACCGAAACTGATCCAGAAGGGAAGCCCTGGGAAGCATTAAGCGAAGGCTATCTCTCAAGAAAGAGACGAGAAGGTTATCCCGATCGTATTCTCAGAAGAGATGAAGCACTTTATGAAGCTGCCACAGACGAAGGTTCATTTATGATTACTGAACGCGAAGTAATTTTTGAACCTGATAGACTTCCGTTCTACGGTGGACTTCATCAAGCTGGTATGCCAAGTACAACTTATCCGGGGCGTACAAATAATCCACTTCCTCAGCGTGCTTTCATCGGCCTTACAGATGACGATATTGATGAAATTGAAGCCGAGTTTGTATTCTGGCTGAATCGTACAGTAGACACATATTATCCGTCTGATGTTGGTGCATGGCGCAGCTACCTACGCGGTGATGTTGTTGCTACGACTCGCGGTGCAACTGGTTACTTTACTGGAATTGCAGCATTTGGTGGCGGCACACTTGTTCGTGGCAATCAAGGACGTTACATTGGAGTTACCTATCAAACTGGTAGCCACTTCTAAGGTACAACTTGCCGGTAGTTACAGTCAACAGGATTACTCGGCCAGAACATCTAGTCGAGCACTTCTCAAACGTCATTGGGGCTAGCGCATTAGGATTTAAATACGTAGCTAAGTATGATGAACGTTTGCTTCCTCAATATCCGGCTGTACTTATCATGGGTGGGCCACTCCAAAAAGAAGTCCACGGTACTCACACTTTTGCGGTATCCCTTCGTGCCGATATCTATTTGTTTCACGCAAAACTAACCGAAGATAGACAAACTAGAAACTACAACGACTTGGTAAAAGCGACTCAATTAGTGAATCTGCTAGAAGCTGATCCAACTCTAGGTGGTAGAGTTATTTTCGGTTGGGTGGAAAGTGAAGTTCCTGGTGTTAATCCTCCAAGACAAGCTAGAGCGGAGACTGTGATTAGCACTCGAATTTCTTACCAAGCTACCCAGGAAACGAGGTTCTAATTATTATGGCTGTCCGTAAGGTCAGTATGAAGCATCCTCATTTCCCACCTGACATGGAGTTTGGAGTTAACGGAGTCGGCAGTCTGAAAAATGATGGCTCTCCTGTTGAAGTCGATGAAGACGAATTCCAGGCTCGTACTGGTGTATCATTACAGGATGCGTTTGGTAGTGATCCTGCGATTACTGTTGAGGGTGTTACTAAAAGGCCAAAGAAGCAAGCTGCTGATTTGAGTGAAGTGCTTACTCCTCAGCTAAGTGAAAACGAAGGTGGTGACAACGTAAATGCCTGACGCTGATATTGCTGGTAACGGCGCAGTATGGATCGGACTCGAAGGCACCTATGGTACGCCAGAAGATCCTACGGATAGTGGTGTAGGTGTTTGGTGTCCGATCATTTCTGAGTCACTCCAGTATACAGAAGATAAGTATTTCTCGCCTCAGATTCGTGCTAGTGCTATTGCGAGCGATGTTGAGCAGTCTTTCTATCACATCGCCGGCGATATCGTTATGGAAGTTGATCCAATTTACATGCCTTACTTCCTTTACGCTTCTCGTCATACTGTTACGAAAACTGGTACTGGCCCGTATACGTATTCTGCTGCACCTACGAACATTGGTGCAACTTACCCAGGTTCTGCTACTGCTGAGGGTCTTAGCATCGTCACAGTTCGTAACAAGATTGGTTTCCTTTATTCAGGTTGTGTGGTTGGTCAGTATGCGTTCACGATTGAGAATGGTGTCCTTCGTGTGACAATGAGTATGCTCGGTCTTGCTGAGCAGCCTACTAGCACCAACGTATTCACTGAGACTTGGGTTGATCCTAGCCTCTTCGGTGCATCTGCCCACTCTGTCTATGTTGATGCTGCTGGCCTTACTCCTGCGTTTGCCACGCCGGATACGACTTTCAACGGTTTCACGTTTACTGCTAACTATAACGCTACCGCTCAGAACCGTCTAACGGCGGCTCGTTCTGCTACGTATGTTGCCTACGGCGAAACCGAAGCAACGTATGAGACTGAGCTTGACTTCACGGATCGTACCGAGTATGACAACATGGTTGCCAATACTCTT